GGAGATTAGGAATTAAACAACCGCGGCTTGGCCGCCGTACCGCAGTTGGCGGCAATCAAAAAATCCGCGAATGCGGAAGAATGGAGCGGCAATGATTGATTTTTTGTACAAAAACAAATCGGCATTGGCATGGCGTGCATTGATTGTGTTAGGCATCTGGCTAAACGGCTATCACTATGCCGCCGACAAAGCCGATGCCAAGCAAACCGCCCTGATTACCGCCTACCAAAACTCATCAATGGCGGCAGCCAAACAATACGCCGACGAGCTTAAAAAAGCGCAGGCGGAAACGAAGCGTTGGCATGACTTCGCGCAGCATCAAAGCATCGAGCTGGCATCCGCCCTGAGCGAACTGGATAAAAATAAAAACACTTTACAGGAGCAAACGCATGACGCGATTAAAAAAGACGGCAATGGTTTTAACGGTATCGGCTCTAACAGCCTGCACCTATACAACCGTGCCTTCGGATACCCCGATTAAAACCGTACCGACAGTGGATTTGCCGCCTGTATCTACCGGGCTGCTGGTCAAATACGAACGCCCTGAGCGTCCGACCGGCGGCTCACCCGAACAACTCTTAAACCATGCCGTACGTTACGGCGAATACTGCCAAAAGTTGGAAGTTCAAGTCTCCGGGTGGCAGGACTGGTACACGAAAGGCCGCCTGAAAAATGACTGATTTTGCCGACCGCGCATCAGAGCGTGAAGCCATATTTTTGGAAGAGTCCCTGGCGAAACATCAAATCATGCCGGAACGCGCCGACAGCCTGAGCCATTGCGAAGATTGCGGCAGCCCGATACCGGAAGCAAGGCGAAAAGCAGTCAAAGGCTGCACCCGCTGCATCGTTTGCCAAGAATATTTCGAACACGGATGGCCTTAAAAATGGAAAAAACCTTTATACACATCGAATTTTGGCAGTTGGTCGGATTTCTTCTCTCCTTCCTCGGCATCTGTTTTACCTTCGGCAAAATGCTGCTGGCGCAATTCCGCGAGCAGCAGGACGAACGCCAAAAACAGCAGGAACGCCTGCAAGGCAAAGTCGAAATCATGGAAAACAAACTGGCGGAATTCAACGCCGGCCTGCCTCTGACCTATGTTTTGCGGGAAGACTACATCCGCAATCAGGTCGTACTCGAAGCCAAGCTCGACAACGTCGCCGAGAAACTCACCGAAATCTACAAAATGGAAAGCGTAAAGAAATGATTAGCCAAGAATTGATTGCCAAACAACGCCGCGAGGGGATGCGTTGGAACATCATCAACACCCTTAATAAAGCCCGCCCGCACACCACCAGCGAAACCTTCCTGCTGGACATTATGAACGCGATTTACCCGCAGACCACCGCCACCGAACTGCGCCAGCAGCTCGACTACCTTGCCGACCGCAAAATGGTCGAGCTGAATAAAGCACCGCACGGCTTGTGGTTTGCCGACCTGACCAGTTTGGGTATCGATATTGCCGAATACACAGTCGAATGCCGCGCCGGTATCGCCCGCCCCGAAAAAGTGTGGAGCTGATATGGCAAAACGCAGCGTCATCGACCAGCTCCCCGAAGCCGTCCGACACGAGTTTGAGCGCAAACTCGTCGAAAACGGCTTCGCCGACTATCAGGCATTATCCGAATGGTTGCAGCAACAGGGATACGAAATCAGCCGCTCCGCCGCCCATCGGTACGGCCAAAAAGTACAGCGTCGGTTTGCCTCCATCAAAAACAGCACCGAAGCGGCACGCCTGATTGCCGAAGGTGCGGCAGACGAGGGGGATACCCGCTCCGAAGCCTTGATGGCGATGTTGCAGACAGAGTTGTTTGAGGCATTGGTGCAGATTGGCGAGATGCCCGAAGACGAGTTAAATGCGCTTGACCGCTTCGGGATTATGAGCGAGGGCGCGCGCAAAATCAGCGGGCTGATTACCGCCGGTACGCGCCTTAAAGAATATCAGGCAAAAGTTAAAGCCAAAGTCGAAGCCGCCGCCGAAAACGTGGCCAAGCAGGCAAAAAAAGGCGGGCTGTCCGACGCGGCTGCCGAAGCCATCCGCAAACAGATTTTAGGTATCGCATCATGACATTGCCCAAAACCGAAGACCGCACGCCATTGGCATTGCTTCCTTATCAGCAGCGTTGGTGTGCCGATAACTCTCCCGTCAAACTCTGCGAAAAATCCCGACGCATCGGTCTGAGCTGGGGCGAGGCTGCCGATACCGCCTTACTTGCCGCCTCATCGGGCGGCATGGACGCATGGTACATAGGCTACAACAAAGACATGGCTTTGGAGTTTATCCGCGATTGTGCCAACTGGGCGAAATTCTACGGCTTGGCGGCTGGCGAAATCGAAGAAACCGAAGAAGTGTTTGTCGAAGGAGACGACAAAAAATCCGTCCTCGCCTTTGTCATCCGTTTCGCGTCCGGCTGGCGCGTTACCGCCTTATCCAGCCGCCCCTCAAACCTTCGCGGTAAGCAGGGGCGCGTCATCATTGACGAGGCGGCGTTCCACGAGCAGCTCGGCGAGCTGCTCAAAGCGGCAATGGCATTGCTGATGTGATAGCAGGCGATGTGAATCCTTCGGGACACTTAACGATGTCTTTCCCCCGCAGTGTAGGGCAAATCCCTATTTACTACAACTACAAAAGCACAGGACGACCTGTATATACAAATAATGAAGAAGTAGACCACCGCCCTCATTACAACGCAGGATATTTGGATAGTTCCATTACGCCTCTTTATCCTTTTGGTTACGGACTCAGCTATACTACCTTTGCTATTAGTAATGTGCATCTGAATAAAAAAAGTATGAAACGTTATAACGATAGCATTATAGTAAATGCCTCTGTGCAGAATACAGGAACAACCGAGGGCGAAATAGTGGTACAACTCTATACCCGACAGTTAGTAGCAAGTGTTAGCCGCCCCGTAAAGGAATTGAAAGGGTTTCAGAAAATCTCTCTCAAAGCAGGTGAAAGCAAACAAGTTCGTTTTGAACTGCCTTCCGAAGCTCTTGCCTTTTACGGTATCAATGGAAAAAAGGACACTGAGCCTAGCGAGTGCTTGCTGTGGGTGGGCTTACATTCTGCCGATAATAATAACGAACAACATTTTACAATAGAAGAATAACAAACCATAAAATAGTAAACGATTATGAGAATACAACGTACCTTATTCTTATCAGTACTTGCTTTGGCGAGTAGCCTCGGCATAGCGCAAACCCACGATTGGGAAAACTTAGCAGTAAGCAGTATCAACACCGAAAAAAGCCATAGCCACTATGAGCCGGCTGGAAAAGTACTCCTCAACGGCAATTGGCAGTTTGCCTACTTCAAGCACCCTTCACAAGTGCCTGCCGATTTCTTTTTGGGCAAAGGCATTACCCAATGGGACGCTATAAAAGTGCCTTCAAATTGGCAACTGCAAAGCAACCGATATGACCCTCCTGTTTTTACCAATATCAAATATCCGTTTGCAATGAACCCTCCTTACACCCCTAAGGACTACAACCCTACGGGAGTGTATAAAACGCAGTTCACTTTGCCCAGCAAATGGAAGGGCGAACAGGTATTTATTCACTTTGCGGGAGTGCAATCGGCGATGGAGTTGTTCATCAATGGTAAGCAAGTGGGTTATCACGAAGATGCAATGCTACCTGCCGAGTTCAACATCACTTCTTACCTCAAAAAAGGCAAAAACGAGCTATATGTAAAAGTCTTGAACTGGTCGGACGGCAGTTATATAGAAGACCAAGATTTTTGGCGACTCAGCGGTATTTATCGCGATGTATACCTCTTTGCTACCCCCGAGTTGCGTATGCGTGACTTTTCGGTTTATCCTCAGCTCGATGCGCAATACCGCGATGCTACCTTGCAGGTGCAAGTAGAGGTACAGAATTTAGGCGAAAAAGTAAGCGATGCCCTTGTGCTACAAACCACCCTTAAAGACAGTAAAGGCAATGTGATAGATACTGAAAAAGCCTCTGTTGCGGATATTGCTTCGGGAAAAGAAGCTACTGTTAGTTTCCAAATAGCTGTAAAAAATCCGTTGAAATGGACTGCCGAAACCCCTAACCTCTACAAAGTGGAACTCAGTTTGCTCACCGCCAAAGGCAAAGTGTTACAATCGTTTACTCAAAATGTAGGATTTAGGAAAGTTGAACTAAACAACGGATTGCTCCTTGTGAATGGCAAGCCTGTGAAGTTTAAAGGAGTGAACCGCCACGAGTTCGACCCTTATAACGGTCGCACCATCACCCGCCAATCGATGATTGACGATATTATCCTGATGAAAACGCACAACATCAATGCGGTGCGCACCTCTCACTACCCCAATCAGCCTGAGTGGTATACCCTCTGCGACGAATATGGATTATATGTGGTAGACGAAGCTAATATCGAGAGCCACGGATTGTGGGAGAGTGGCTACTACATAGGGGAACGCCCCGAATGGCAAAAGGACATCGTGGAGCGCAATGTGAATATGGTTGCTCGCGACAAGAACCACCCTTGTATCATCTATTGGTCGATGGGGAATGAATCGGGTTGGGGTAAGAACTTCGATGCGGCTTACGAGGCGATAAAAGCTCTCGACCCTCAAAAACGCCCTGTGCATTACGAGTCTAAAAATCCTGCTTATGCAGGCGTGCTCTCGCATTACGATATCATCTCTAATATGTACACCGAGCTCAACCACCTGAACAATCTCTTTACCGAAGACCCTAAACGCCCTGTGATTATCTGCGAATATGCCCATTCTATGGGTAACAGCTTAGGCAACTTCCGCAAGTATTGGGAGCTTTTTGCTACCAATGAGCGCTACCAAGGTGGTTTTACGTGGGACTGGAAAGATCAAGCGTTGCGTTGCAAAGATAAGAACGGCAAAGAGTATTGGAACATCATCAATCATATCGACAAGGCGAATGTGAACGACGGATTGGTAAATGCCACAGGCGTTCCTCAACCCGAAATGCACGAACTGAAAAAGGTATATCAGTATTTCAATGTAAAGGATATTGATATCAACACAGGTTTGGTGCTCATTAGCAATAGCAACTACTTTGTAAATAGCGATGAGGTGTATTTGCAATGGGAACTTATCGAAAATGGCAAGCCTATCGCCAATGGGGTAATCAACGATTTGAACATCGCTCCTCAAAGCCAAAGAGCCCTACAAATACCTTTCAAAACAAAATTAGTACAAAACGGCAAGGAATACTTTATGAACTTCCGTTTTAAGAATAAAAAGGCAACTGCTTGGGCTTCAAAAGATTTTGAAGTAGCCAAAGAACAACTCGCTTTTCCTAACCGTGTTGAGAGAGAACCCACCAAGCCCTCCGATAAAAAACTAACATTTACTGACGAAGCGACAAACTTCACCGTAAAAGACGACGATTTTACAGTCG